AAAGTATCTTTAAAAGAAGCTATGAGCGCAGCTTCTTATGCCCAATGTATATCATATTGTATTAGTTATTTACTAGCTTTAACTGCTAATATTGCCACTGATATACGCAATAATGCTAGTTTTGGATCAAATTTAAATGCTGCGATAAAATCCACTAATGGTGATTTTGGTGTACTTACTAACGTTGAGAAAATTATTAAATATGTTTTTTCAGAAGATGCCCTTGACAGTTTTGTCGGTAATAAACTGTTAGGGGACAGGACAACAGTGATTAAGACCCCGGTAAAAGCCTAAGGAGACAACAGAAGACCTGCCTGTCTGTCTCCGATGACTTTTCCGAGTCTTCATCAGTGTTTTCTGTGAAATGGGTTGGCGATTTATGCGAGTGTAAAAAGAAGTATGATTTAATGTACGATTTAGATGGATTCAAGCTTCAACATAGTTTTTGTGGTTGTGACCACAACTTATTGAATGGATTAAAATATAGGCATAAACCATCTTATTCACCTTTGGTGGTTAGTTTAATTGAAGAAGAAGCAGATAATCTAAAGAATTATATAAAATATGCTAATATTGATTGGTGTGACCAATATTTTGAGAGAGATGTAGTTAATTATTTAGTAGATCATATTGGATCATGTTTACCAACGACCATGGACGATGTTATACAACATAAACCTTTATCCAAGAGGAAAAGATCTATACAAGCAAAACATAATATATTGACTAGCGACAGATTATCACATTGGTCTAAAATTACTTCATTCGTTAAAAATGAAAGAATGTCAGCTCAAGATGTCGACACTGAGCTGGGCAAGAAACCACCTCGATTGATCCAGGCTAGATCAGCCGAGTTTGTTCTCTTGTTTCAACAATACCTTAAACCTATTGAGTGGGCTATGGAGCGACATCCTAACCCATTAACCAATAAATCAATGAATCATTTTCAAACTTTTGAATTGTTAGAGAGTATAAGTGATGATTTCGATGATCCAGTATATTTATTGTTAGATCATAGTGCTTTTGATAGTGGAGTTAACACATTTTTACTCAGGACTGAGCATAAGATATATTTAAAAATTCATGGAAGAGATAATTTATTAGAAACACTATGTAATAGTCAAATTAATAACAAGTGTAGATCTATATATGGTAAAGTAAAATATTCAGTTAAAGGCACAAGAATGAGTGGGGATCCTAATACTGCTTGCGGTAATTCTATAGTTAATTTGATATATTTAGCTTTAATTTTTAATAAATTGAAATACAGACCAGTCGTATGTGGTGATGATTCCGTTGTATGTTTTGAAAGGAGAGACATAATGGAAATTATTAGGAGAATGCAACACATGGATGATGACAATCATTATTTATGGAGGACAAAATACAAGATTGTTGAACAATTTAAAGATATTGACTTTTGTCAATGCAAACCAGATATATTTTCTAGGTGTATGGTTAAAGATGCTGTACGTACTATATCGAGATCAATGATATGTATAAACAACAATGTATATGATGAGGAGACATTTAAGCAATGGGCGACATCATTCTATAATAACCACAAATGGCTTGATAAAGTAGGGATGACAGCAATACATGATTGGAATTATAATACTAAGAAATTAATTATCGACGTTGATTATTACGATCAAGGTGAAATAAAGGTTCTAGACCCACTAAATGCTGGATATGAAAGAAGCGTGATAGATTGTTACAATTCTTTCAAATATAGTCCGGTTATATATGGGGAGGCAACAGGTTGTGGAATGACTATCTACGAATCGACGGTTTAGGGGAGGGCATGAACCAATTAAATAATAGAATACCACGAAATATGAATGATAATATTAATAATGATAAAACACCAGAAACAACTAACAACGATATCGATATAGACTTATTTAATGATTTACAAACAGAAGCAACAATAATTGAAAATCAAACACCAATGCAACAAGAAGAGATAAAATTAAATGATGAAATTTCATTTATTAAGAAATGTATTCACCCACCTTCAGCTATACCTGGCTACAATGGCTTACCAACCAATGACGCTAGGTCGCAAGTACTTACTCAATGGCGCAATATTAATATTATGGATACACCTACTATATTAGACGGCACAAGTGACACTACACGAGTGTTAACAACTGCTGAGTTACAATCTTATAATGTTGCTATACTTAGTACTAATGGAGCTAAAATATTATCTATAGGATTTATATATAATGCCACAACTGGCATATATGAACAAGATCTATCATGATGAACAGGATGCATTTAATTTTAACCAATGGTCTACATGTGCACAATTATATAGGCCTAATTATAAAAGTTTGACTACATATTTGAATGCTACAGCTTTCAATAATACTGGAGTAGTATCTATGAATCAATTTAATCCTAATGTATTATTTGCTGGTACTATCACATCATTAGCTACAACTAATTTTTCATTATTTATAACACATATCAGATCACTATACTCTAGTGGTCATATACTAGTTGTTGAACCGAGTTCTAAGCATTATCAGTCGTATAGAGAGAAATACAACGAGTTGCCTATATATGTACGTCAAGAAATTACTAAAACACTTTGTATTGGAGATGTATCTGCTTTAACATTGGACCCCAATACCACTATACAAATTATAAACATGTCCACTTTAGGATCGCAAGGTCCAGTACCCACCAATTCACAAATATTGAATCAAAGTATGAGATCTTATGCTGGTAAAGCACTTGAAGGTACTTTTGGAGTGCAAAGATTAAATACGGTATCCCCCTCTTGGTTGTCTGCTGCCACGACTACAGACTCATTAAAAGGACTTTACCAATGTTATTATTATTATATTGATAGTCTTAACATTTCACACACTATTCCCTTTTACGAAAATGCTCCTCCAGGTACAGCTGGAGCAAGTTTAGTTAAATTAACAGATACTATGTGGAGTAAGGACATGACGTGGTCCTGGATTTCATATTCAGGCTTGTCCTTGAATTCACAAACTAATTTATCCTCACAATTTAGCACCTAAACCCTCATTACAAGCGATGGAGCAAATGATGGATGCATTCTTTGAAATGAAGGATGGTATGCCCGCCAAATTCAATTTCCTAGGTGGTATTTTAACTACTGCTTTAAATGCTTTAAAACCTATAGCTGGAACAGCTCTCAAATCTGTATTACCAATGATTGGTGATGCATTTTCTAACAAGGAACAAACCATTGAAACCAAACATGATAAACTTGAAGATAAGAAAGTCAAGATATTGGAAAACGATGTTAATAAGTTAACACAGAAGTTAGATTTAATTATTGAGAAGTTCAATTATATAAATGGGAGTAATGGATCACGAAAAGTTGCTAGAAATACTCTTAAGATTAAACCTATTAAAAGTAAGCCTATCAACACTAGGTCCGTTAAATTATCGAGAAACGTTCAGAAGAAGTAATAATATTGATATTGGATGTGAATATATATTTATTATGGATGACGTGGAGAAGTAAGC